TCTCTAGCCGCCGCATTTTGTTCAGTTAAGTTTGTTAACTCAACTTGAAGGCTAGTCGAAAGATTAGCTTTTTCCATATCTTGCTGAAGCTCAGCCTGACGCATAGTACGATTAACTTTAGCGTTGTAGTCTGCTAATCTTGTCTGTTGTTCGGCACTAAGATTTTGTGCGCCTGCTTGATTAAGAGCTTCAAGGTTTGCAAGGTCTGTGCGTGTTCCAGCGTCTAAATTTGCAAGAGCTGTTTGTTGACGCTGTGCAGATTCTTGTGAAGCTTTTTGCTGAGCGTTCTGAAGATTCTGCATACGCACATCTTGTTGCTGAGCGGCAGTTGTTAGTGTTGCTTGTTGCTCAAACTCGCCTTGGCGTATATTAATTTCTTGAGCCATTTGAGCTGTTTGTGAAGCCGCAGTCTGGCGATTAGAAAGATTCGCAAGTCTTTGTTGCATAACCTGCGAAGCTTCTTGAAGATTAGCTTGTTGCTCATTGCTCAAGTTTTGTGAAGCTCTTTGTTGAAGTGCTTGTGCATTTGATTGTGCAATTGGCATAGCACTTTGAATGATAGCATTGAACAAAGCATCTCGGCCTACAGTTGAAGCTGTTAAGCCTCGTGCGGCCATCATTTGATTAACAGCATCTACGGCAGGTCTAGCCCACACTGGAGTCTTGTCGTTTTCTAACTCAGCTAACAAGCCTTCCATTTGGGTAGAAACAAGCGCTTCTTTAGGCAAAGCGGCTACTGCAACTTTAACATTAACTGGCGCAGTATCTAGTTGAGCTTCAACAGTTTTAGGATCATCAAGAATAGCCGCACTTATTTCTGGCGGTAAATTACCTACTACAGCGTTCATATCAGCGGCGGCGGCTTTACGGGCTTCACCAGTTACTGCTTGCATTTTAGATGCCGCTAGTGTTGGAATACCGCCAATCTGAGAAGCATCGCCAACCGGAGCCTTTCCAAGAATAGCTTGACGACCTTCAAAATCAATAGCTGGGGCATCCCCTAGATCTTGTGCAATTTTTGTTGTAGCTTCTGCAACTTGAGCAGTACGTCTTTCAGCCAATTTAAATTCTGGAATATCATCAAGATTAACGCCTTCACCTGTAACAATATCCATTAATTCTTTGCGTTCACGATCTGAAATAGTTTGTGCTAATCGCGTAGCTACTTCAGGTTGTTCAGCTTCAATGATTTTAAAACGCTCATCAGTTGTTACAGCCTTCATGTAATCTTTAGCTTCTGGACGAGTTGCCGCAGTTGCTAAGGCCGCTTGTTCTTGGGCGGCATCTCTTTTAGCGGCTTCAGGAGCTTCTGTTAATGTTTTGGGAACAAACTTAGCTATAGCTTCTTCGCTTACAGTTCCTTGAGCAGCTTCTCCCGGAGCTACGCCCGGAGCTAAAGCCGCTTCGTATGTTGAAGCTGGAACAGCAGTTGGAGTTTCTGCTAAAGTCGCAGGGCCAGTAGTCTTTGCTGTACCTATAGCGGCTGCTGCAGTACCCTGTTTTGCTGGAGCTACTGCATCCATTTGCATTGTTTCGGATTCTGGGCCAACTTCGACTTCTTTTACTTCGACTTTTGGTAATATAACAGGATCTGGTCGTTCTTTTGGAAGATCTATAGGAGCTTCGCGCTTAGAAGTTCCGCCCGGAACTGAATTATTATTATCATTATTTTGATTTCCGGGAACTCTATAAGTGGTTCCATCCGGCAATGTATAAACACCATCTCTAGGGTTATAGCCGCCTACATTATATTTAGCTCTAGCGCGTTTTGAACTAACAGCCTGTCGCATCTTTTTAGTGTTTCTATTTTGTCGTTTCTTAGACATTGTTTATAATCCTTTACAGATTTTTAAATTGGTTGTCATATTCAATAACACTTGCAATAAATGTGCAAGGCTTTGTAGCACTAACTTGAATGTAATCACCTTCGCCCATAATTAAAAACTCATGGTAGTTTCCACCGACCGTAAAAAAGTCTTTACTATTAATCAAAAAGTCGTCAAACAAAGTTAGTGTTGTATCAGCTTTAGCATTATAATATGTAACATCTATACGTTCATTAGTTCCAGCCGTATTTGAAACCCATAACATTGTCCACTCAGCTCGTGCGCCTTCAGGAACTGTATATAGTGTCTGAAGACTTGTGGTTGCTTCTAGTGCATAAGATCTTTTAATCATTTTCCGCCCCACTTGCTTAGTGTTCTTATTCCAAAGCTAGCTGCTACCGCTGCACCTAAGAATCCTTTGTACCAATCTGGCATACCTTCTAAGACTTCAAAGCCTTCTTTAACAATGTGTACCATTTCTGGTACAAACGCCATGATAAGGGGTACAGAAAACAACAACGTAAACCACTCATCCTTCCAAGATGTACCTGAATTAGTTGCTTGGATGTTATCCCAGTTGCTCTCGTGCTTAATGACCTCTAGCTTACGCTCATGCTGTGCTTGTTTCTCTTCAGATTTGCGCTTGAAGTGTCCACCGACTAGCTCAGTTACCGAGCCGATTAATAACTGCCACATATCAACTCCGTAAAACCGCACTGGCTATCACGAAAATAGCGTAAGAGCCTATGAGTCCAAGACAGCCCGCAACAACAATACTTGCATATTGCCAGCGTTTATTAATCTTTTTAATTCTTTCGTTACGCTCTAAGAGTCTAGCCTTGCGTGCTTCTGCTTGAAACTTAACGAAGTCATCCCACAAGCCAGCTCTACCGTAATACTGCATCAACTCTCTGAGTTCGTCTTCGGCTTGTTTAATCTGCTCAAGTGCTGCAAACTCTTCAGCATCACTGGTAAAGCCATTCTTCTTTGCTTGCCGTAACTTAAGGTCTTCTTTGGCTGTAGTCATCTGACCGATGAAACCAAAGCAGTCGGTTAAGTCTTTACCGTTTGCTACAAACTCTTTAACTACTGAGTAGGCAGCATTGAATGCGGCAAGCTCTGCAATCATTTGTCAGCCTTTAAATCTAGCTTCTTGTCTATGGAATCCAGCTTATCAAACAGCCTATCCATATCAGCTCTAAAATCTTCTCGTCTTACATACTCACCAGCAACTAAGACCTCAATTTTGTTAACCTTATCAACTAGCTCGTCATCAGCTTTTTGAAGGTCTTTGACAGCGTCCCACACGGTCTTAAGTATCCAACCAAACAGGACTGAGACTGCTCCAGCGAGCATATTGATAAAGGACTGTTCCATCGTTATTTCTCACTTAACGGCATGGTAGTTATAAAACGCAACACGACAATGCCTGATGCAATGCCGCAACCAATTATAGCTTGTATCGCTGGGCTGGTTGGTAAGAAGCCTACGAAGCCTTGTAAGACTGATAGACTTGCAATTGCTATACCGTACTGGACTGTTTTAGATTTTAAAGCTTTCTTTACCATGGTACACCTACTACAGTCTGTGGTGTTTTTTCCTCATCAATTTGTGCAGTCAGACCAGATTCAATAGCGTCCTTGTCCATAGAATCCCAAACCCAAGCAAGCACATCAGCTTCAGTTAGATTATCATAAGGCACAAAGTCATCCGCTGTAGGGTCTGGCGTGAATCCGCAAGTGCCGTAAGCAGATGCAGTATATTCACCGTCTACTGCGGTAACGCGCCAGTGCGCTACGATAACACCGCCGTCAGTTGTGTTTCTTTCGAGTTGTGCGATAGTCCAGTTCATTTTAATTTCCTTTAAGGTTCAGCAGGCCAAGTAATGTGTTTCTTTTTGCTCGAATAGCTTTTGCTTGTTTAAACATACTAAACTCCTAACTCTGGTCTAGTGTCTGGAAAATCTGGTGTAGCAGGCCAGTCTCGTAACGCCTGACGGTATACAGTAAGTTGTTCTTTGTAAGGGTAGTCTGACAAAAGTATTAACGAGTCTGTGCGGTAAAGCTCTGAGTTTCTCCATTCAATTTCTTCTTCTTCTTTTGTCTTAATTGGACCTATTACTGGCTCTTCTACTTCCCTGAAACTTGTGTATTTTCCCTCTACAAAAGAAAGCGGTGCAATAATAGTATTTTCAACTTCCCCTGCCTCGTTTAATATTTCAAATCTAGCCATAACAGTTTACCCCACACTTAATACTTGAATAATAACCGCACCAACACCACCTTTCCCACCATAAGCCACATAATAAGAACATGCACCGCCACCACCGCCTCCTAATGCAGAGCCTCCAGCTATTGAATAAGCATTCGTGCCGGCACTGCCATGATAAAGACCAAGCCCTCCTGTAAAAGCCCCCGACCAAGTTGCTACTCCTCGATCACTGGTTGTGTCTTTGGTAATTAGTGTCCCCATTGCTCCCGCTGGTTGTGGATTTGTATAGTAATAATAAAGGGTAGTGCCAGACCAAGTTGCCTCGTTGAAGTAATCGTCTTTATCTTGAATGTAAATCTCAAAAGGAAGTGGATTATAATAAATATAGTCTCTAGGGTAAGACCCTACTTTTGAATTAGGGGGCGTAAAAAATATACCTACGTTTCCTCCAGAGCTAGTATCGACACCACCTACTGTTCCTGTTCCAGTTGCCCCCCCAGTAGTGTTCGCAATGTTTCCTCCAGAAGCCGACCCTCCAGAAACAGAAGGTAACGGACTAGATACGCCAGCTAAACCAGCGCCACCTCCGTTGCCTGTCATTGTAGTAATACCGCTTCCTGAAAAAGATGAATTACCTCCAGCAGATCCATTAGCATTAGAGCCATTATATTGTCGCGTTCCTCCAGCACCTCCAGCACCAATAGTAGCGGTATAGGTTGTTCCAGCAGTTAGAGTTAGTTTGCTTACAGCGCAACCGCCAGCGCCACCGCCAGTAGATCTACCAACCGCTGCGCCACCCCCGCCGCCCCCACCAATAACATAAACAATGGCAACAACATCGGTATCAACAGTAAAAGTTGTTGATTCTGTTATAACAGCAACACCGAGAGGAGCTTCTCCACCACCGCCGCCACCAATTAAACCTGTTAAAGTACTCATACTAAAATTCTCCATCCGTTAGAGGCATCAACATATACTAATTTTATGCCTACATTTGCACTATCAATTGTTAAGTCTTCGGCAAGCCCCATAATATTAGAACCGTTACGCGCAACAATAGTGTCTGTAAAATCACCTACGAAAATACTTACGTTGTCTCCGGTGCTTGGGCTTGCCGGAAGCGTAAGCGTTTGTGTTGCTGTGTCTACAACACATTGTTCGCCATTTGTTAAAGTTTTTGAAGTTGAAGTTGTTGTGGTATTTGAAACAAATGCCGACCCCGTTGCTGCGACAATGCGACCAGAGCTGTCGATGCGCATACGCTCTGTACTGCTGGTATAAAAAACAGTTGGATATGCGCCATCATTCCAAAGAACTCGTGAGTATGCTGGTGCGCCGTAATTACTTCCTGCTGAATTTTCAATACCAAACTGGAACGACCCGCCAGCATTGTTGACCTGCACCTTGGCGTAATTTGTGCCCGTACTAGACGATACGTTTACTACACCGATTGTTCCAGTCACATCTAGCTTATTAGCAGGACTACTCGTACCAATACCAACATTGCCAGACGCATCGATGCGCATCTTCTCGGTTCCAGCTATTGAAAAACTAAACTCGCTACCGCGAATATCTACGGGCTTCCATGCAACTCCGGGGGCGATTGCACCCAGTACAGCCCCATCAGTGTCGTTGTAAGAAATACCAAGCGCACCGCTTGTTGATCCAGCACCTCCGAACACAGCCGTTCCAGAACTCCAAGCGGCTCCCCAAGCATGAGAAGTCGCCAGTGCAGTGTGTTGCTTTCCAGCAGGACTCGAAGTACCAATACCAACATTGCCTGAGGCATCGATGCGCATACGTTCTGTGCCACCAGAATTACTAAACACCATATTGTCCGTAACACCGCTGCCACCAATCCAGCCAGCAAAACCAGAAGCATTAGAAACTCCAATAGAAAACGCATTATTTGAGGCAAACACACCTCGAGTATCAGCAGTTCCGTCTCCAACGCTCAATCTGTAGCTAGGGGAGGTGTTTCCAATACCAACATTGCCTGAACTGTCAAGCGTCATGTGCGGAGAATCATCTTCGTAGTTAGATTTACCAGCTGCAAAGTGAATGTCCATTGCGCCAGTCGTACTTGCAGATTTTGCCCACATACCTGCAAAGTGGTCTTCAGTGGCGTTGTTGTCGTCATTGCCAAAAAGATAAGCGCCAATCTTGTCGCCAAGCTGAATAGAATTATCACTATTATAAGCAACAAACTCTGGGCTATCTTCAACGCTACCCAGTATTAACTTGGTATTTGAAGCGCCTAGTCCCGTTGGTATATCTGTTTGTCCAATTAACAAAGACTCCGCAGAAGCGTCCCAGAAGAACTTTGCAGTCGTGCCCGTGTCTTCGTAGAATGAGATGTCTCCTGTTGCGTGGTCAATACGCAGACGTTCAGCAACATTTGAACCAGAGTCATCAGCGGTTCTAATTCTAAAAGTACCGCTAGCTTGCACTAACTGAGTATTTTCATCTGTTGTATCAGTTTCATTTAAAAATAAACTAGCAGTAGCGGCATTAACTGTAATAGTGCCACCAGTCGTCACTGTGCCTGCGATATCAACATTGCCAGCAGTCGATATCGTCATATCAGGAGTAGCAAGACCGCCAGCATAGAAATTCAAAGACTCATCAGTGTTCTTAAATTCTAAGCCACCACGAAAAGCCGCATCAGAATCACCAAAGTATACAAATGCAGAGCTTGTAGTGTCGCCTGCTTGTATTGACACCGAGCTGACAGTTGCACCTTGAATAGTTGCTGAGTCAGCCGTGACTGTGCCTGTTACGTCTACGCCTGTGGCTGTGGTGGCTAGTTTAAGTGAGTTGTCGTAATAAATACCTACGTCAGCATTTGAATTAACTACAATGCCTTGTTCACCTGCTATCGGCTGTAATAGTATCTGTGCGCCGTTTGATTGGACATACAAGTTACCAGTACCAACCTCGCCAACAACACTATTCGTTCCATCGTGATAAATCTGTAGGTCATCAGACCCGCCAAAGGTAGCCCTGTCATTATCACCTAAAGCAATGCCACCGTTTGCTGTAATCTCGCCAGAGGCCGTAAGCGTAGTAAACGAACCAGCCGCCGCAGATGTGCCGCCAATGACTGTGCCGTCTATTGTGCCGCCGTTGATGTCTGCTGTGGTTACTGAACCTAAATCTGCAATGGTAGTTCCAGCAAAAGTGCTGTTAGCATTAACAGTTAAAGTATCTACGGTATCCGAGCCAATAATAGTGTTGCCGTTAATTGTAACATTATCAGCAGTTACTGTTCCTGTAAAAATTGGATTAGAACTACCTGCAAGATCAGCAACATAATCTACAACAGCTTTAGCAGAAGGAATAGTATTATCAAGGCTTGAAACAGTTGAAAGATCTGTATCTAAAACTCCAGAAGCTAAATGCGTTGTATCAATATTAGAAATTGTATTAGAGCTTGCGTCTATTGTTTTGTTTGTTAAAGTCTGTGTACCTGTAAGAGTTGCTACAGTTGTATCTATATCAAACGTAACTGTTCCGGCTGTTACGGTGCTTGTTAAACCTGTTCCGCCCGTAAAGGTAATTGTTTCTGAATCTAAATCAATAGAATCTGTACCTGTGTCTCCAACAATGTCTAAGTCTTGAGCAGTGACCTGAGCATCAACATAGGTCTTAACGGCCAGCGCAGAAGGCAGTGTTGTATGTGTGCCAGCTACTGAGCTGATATCAGTATCTAAAACTCCGGACTTTAAATTATCTACTTCAATGTTAGAGATTGTATTACTATCGGCATCAATTGTTTTATTGGTTAAAGTTTGTGTGCCTGTTAGCGTTGCAACAGTGCTGTCTATTGAAACTGTAAGCGTATTTGTAGCTCCAGATGTATCAATACCTGTTCCGCCAGCAATTGTCAAAGTTTCAGAGTCAAGATCAATGCTTAATGCACCGCCAGTATCCCCGATAATGTCTAAGTCTTGCGCAGTTACTTGTGCGTCTACATAGGCTTTAATGCTTTGTTGAGTTGCAAGAGCTGTCGCAGAATCAGAAGAAAATGTATCTTCATCAAGAATAGCAGTTACTGTAGACCCAGAACTCAATACAAGACCATCAATGTTTGCAGTTCCATCAAGATATAAATCTTTAAACTGTAAAGAGCTTGTACCAAGATCTATATCATTTGTAGTTACTGGAACAATTAAACCATCGCTAATTCTAACCTGCTCTGTTGTTGCTCCGCCAACTTCAACGAAAAAACCTACGCGATTATTTGTGCCGTCAATTTCAATTTTATTTAAAAAGTCAATATCACCAATCTTTGAAATGTTTCCGCCTTGTCCCAACGAGCCATCATGTGTGTGGCCTGTAGCATTAGAATCAATTGCAGAATAAGCAAAAGCATTTACAAGTTGTTCGTATTCATTATTGAATAGACTTGCTGTGATTGTATCACCATCTGTAAAAGAACTTTGTCTAATATAATTTTGAGCCATGTGTACTTATCTCCTACCTGATGGCATGTAATCTATGTAAAGACCATTAACTGAATATGAAGCACTTATTGTATTACTAAAAACTGTTACGCTAACTGTATTGCCACTGCCTTCAACAGCCTGCCTAACCATTGGATCATTAGTTGCTCCAAATGTAGCGCTTCCAAATGTTACTGCACCGAAGACTGCGGGGAATTGAATATTCTCAAGCAAGTAATCCTCGGGTTGTGGAAGGTTTGGATCTTCAAAGTCATATCGAATTCGAAGATAAGGAACAACTTCGCCTTCTGGACTTAAAGAAGCTCTAATGTATTTTAAAGTCTTACGGGTTCCAACATCACCAAAATCAAAAAACGGTGTAGTATAAGAAGCGTTGATTGCTGTTTCTACACCTGCTGGATTAAAAGAATTTCCAATCTCATGAACATAAACATATCCATCTTTATCTCCGTGATAGGTTCTTTCAATTCCTAAGCCATCATAATCTGAAACAAAAGCATGTGCTTGAATGCCTATTGTTTCTGACCACTCATATCCGTTGGGGGTTAATGTTCCAATAATTCCACGAGACTCTGAATAAGGCGCATTCGCTGTAGAGTAAAACAAACGGTATTGAGATTTAGTTCGAATAACTGCACTGTTGATTACATAAGTATCTATAAATCTTGCAACGCCGGAAAGAATTTCTTGAATCTGACGAGAGACTGAGCTTAATTCAACGTCATCAATACGCTCTGTACCTGCTACGGTTCGTATACCGTCTGGAGCTAAAAAGACTAAATCACCTCCAATTTCTTGAATGCTATAGCCGCTTAGACATCCTACATCATTTGTAATCTGTACAATATTAATTGTTGCTGGATCGTTAATATTATCAAGACGATGAATTGTATTTTCACAAAATATAAAAAGCGAATTACGAAACGATTTAATTCCAACAATAACATCTGTTAAACGCACAGAGCCTGAACCAGTCTTTTGAAAATCTCTGTCGCTGTTTGTTGCTGAGTAATAAAGAGTGTTAGGCTCGTTAACTGCATCTACAACACAAAGATGTTTGTCGTGATGTTCTAGATATTTACCAGCCGCAGGAATTGTAAGCTCTTCATAGTGGAAAGTTCTTGAAGCTCCTGTTCCGTTTATAAAAAAGTTTGCAATCTTATCTTCGCCTGTTGCAATGGTCAGTGTGCCATAAGGATTTGTAGCATATCCTGTAGCGCCTTTAATTAATGCAAACTGTGCTTGAGTTTGGTTTGGGCGATCAAGTTCTGTAAGACCAGACAAGTCTCCTTGAAGCGCACCAGAAGGCCCAGTGTTATAATTGACTTGCGTCCAAGATTCACCATCTTCTGAATAATAAACACTAAACCCTGCACAAACTACAAGCCCTAGAGCGTATGGAAAAACTCCCCATATTCTATTTGATCCATTAGGACGTACAGCAGCCTCTGCACCAAAAAGCTGATAGCCTTGAATACGTCTGTAACCACCATCGGGATCAACTTCAAAGTTAAGAAGTTTACGAGCAAGGCCCGGATTCTTTAACATCTCAAACTGGTTAAGGTTAGTGTTTAAACCTCCAGAACAAGATATGCCAAAAGGCTGAGACATTTATACAAACCTCTTTCGGTCGTCTTTCATGTAATCGGGTGCTGGTTCCATAAGATTAGATTTCATAAGGCGCAAGCCTCTTTTATAATCTTCGTTTGCAAATGCTGCAGCTTGGAAGTTTTCTTTAAACTGATGAACATAATATCGCGAACGAGCAATAAGAACAGATTTATAAATGTTTGGAATTACAATCTGGTCTGAATAAAGAACTAATTCGGTCGGAAGAACATAAGCATAAAACCAAACACGATAAGTCTTATCGGGTATAGGACTTAAACCAAACTTTCGGTTGTCTGGGCTTTTGATAACACTACGAGGCTCTCCCCAGTTTTGAGTGTCTGCATCGTCAGCATTCTCTGCATTTCTATAAAAATCTTTCCAAGTCTCAAGTGTAATATATTTTAAACTTTTAGAGACGTATGGGCTTGTTTCTCCTGAAACTCCAATAGTTGTAATGTAAAAATTATCCCAGTCTATATAGCCGTAATCTGTTGTAAGGGCACTGCTTCCGGACTTTAATGTATACCAGCGAGTTCCAGCAGTTGTTTCAACATTAACGTTTCCGTAGAACGGATCAGTGTCTCCGCTGGCCGCTACAGCAAGAAAAGGCCACTGAGGTTCTTCATTGACAATATCAAGATAAGCACGATTAACGCATTCTTTAATATGTTTTTGGACTCCTTTGGCGTTTGCAAAACTTGCAGCCGTAAGAGATACTTCATTAAGTTCATGAAGAAGTTCGTTAGTTAATTCTAAATATGTAGCGGACATGGATTTTTAACTCTTAGTTTGGTTTGCATTTAGGCATTGCGTCTTTAACTGCACCGCCTTTCATGTAGCCCATTTTTTCTTTTTTCATTTTACCGCCCATCATTTTAGGCTTTCTTTTCATTTTGCTGTTGCAATCCATTATCTTTACTCCCGAATATTTTATCCCAATTGTTATCAAACTTTTCTTTGTTTATTTCCCGAGGTCTTCCACGCTGTTTAGATCTAGGCTTTAGCGTAAAAGGTTTATCAGGTGTTCCCATCAATGGCATAATTATTATTCTCTGTTAAAAACTTGGGAGGGGTATTTCACCCTCCCGAGTTGTTATCGGTTTAGTCGATAACGTAGTAGCCGCCGATAAGCGCTTCAGGGCGAAGAACCTTAGCACCATAAACATGCAGACCACGAACAATGTCACCAAAGCTTGAAGGGTCACGAATGACTTCAGTGCTTGTGATGGTTTGTGCAGTTGCAGTTGAGCTAATGTGTCCAGCCATTAAGAAGCCAGTAGCGTTAGAAGTAGCAGGCAAGTTGTTAGACTTGTACATGCTAAATCCACGTAGCTTACCAGAGCTTACGAGACCGTTACGGATTGAACCTTGACCAGCGTTGTAGTCAACAGACAGAAGCTTAGAAGAGCTTTGAGAAAGCTGCTCATAGAAGTCTGGAGAAGCTACAACCCAACGACCTTCTTCAGGTACGTTCTGGGCATCAAGCAATCGAGCCATGCGAGCA